AACATGTTGTGTGGTATATGGGATGGATACTTTTATAGCGAAATGTTAGAGATGGCGAAGCAGATGGGATTACCTACTCACATTACTGACCGAATTGAATTTACTGAATTATACATTAGACTATAACATATGATGACTCCCCAAATCACTGCCCGTTACCTATCAAATGGAGAAATGATAGTTCGGGTATTATTTCCCAATGGTACTGAGAAAACAATGACTCAGACCGAATATGTGAATACCTATTTAAAAAAATAATTCACAAAAGACTAGGATATATAAAATCTTTTTCGTATGTTTATAGTGTAGTAAAACGATAACATTTAAAACCCCTTAAAAATATGAAATTAGGATTAGTAAGAATACAAAATGAGAAATTGGTTGGAGTTCAGTACTTCGAATCAAAGTTCCAAAGAGAGCTTGGTGAGGTAGTTAGTATCAATAATGTGAAGTGGAATGTAGCTGTGATAGGTGAGGATAGGGATACCATCGTTGGTGTTCTGAATGGTTTCATTAAGAAACAAAATTCAGTAGTGAGAAAACAAAACCAACTGATTAATAGAGAGGCTAACTACCTATTCAATAAGATATTAAGAGAAGCTATCGAACATGTTAATAACTACTAAACCCCTAAGATATGAACGATTTTGATTTCTTCACCGTCAACGCTTCTTCTAACCGAATCACTTCTCTAATGAAGCTACCTAATGTAAAACGTAGTAACATTGAACATAGAGTGTACTATGGTAATAGTAAGTTCCCTACTCACTTCTATAAGGTGACGTTAGAGTATTACGATGTGATGGAGTTTGGACACTTTGGTGCACGAAAGAGGGCTAATGAATATGTAGAATCCCTATTGGCTACAAAGCCCGATAATGTGATATTGAGTATAAAATTTTATCCAGTAGATTAAAAATAAAAACCCCTTATATATGAGAATAGACGCAGATACTTTAGTCCTAATACGCTCCGAGTTTGGTGAGTATGACCTATCACAAGTGTGTGGAGGCTCTAATGATGTGTACCTTCGATTTGGTTATTGGAGGCGAGTAAATCTACAAAAGCTACAAGACCTTATAGGCGGAGGTATCGAAGTGGTGGAGGACGATTTAGATGATGATGATTGTGGAACTTTATATAGCTATAAACTAAGATGAAAAACTGGCAATTAATACTCACTTCTGCAATATGTGGTGTAATTTTTTATTTGAGTGTAGGTGGTTCTAACTTATTAACACCCACAATTAGTTGGACAGTAGGGATACTCTCCCTATGTTGTATAGATTACAAAAAGATATACATCAGTTTACGATAAAGTATTTTTTATTTGGTATTGTCACAAATTTATCGTATATTTATTACATCATTTACCATAAAAATATATCAAAAAAAAGATTTGGAAATATCAGGTATTCTTCGTATATTTGTGTTTCCATTATATTTATATGTGTAACGGAAGTGTAGGAAAGACACTATAATCCAACCTTAAAACGTATGTTTTAAACCTTAAACTCTTAAAACTTAAAAGACATGGCTATTAACTTAGACGCAATTAAGAGCAGACTTAACAAACTGCAAAACACCCAAAGAACAACTGTAGAACTTTGGAAACCAGCACCGGGCAAACACACTATTCGTTTGGTCCCTTACAAATTCAACAAAGAGAATCCTTTCATTGAATTGTACTTTCACTACAACGTAAACAACAAAACTTATCTATCTCCGATGTCATTCGGTAGACCTGACCCAATTGTTGAGTTTGCTGACAAACTTAAAAGAATGGGCGATAAGGAAGATTGGAAAGCTGCTAAAAAAATGGAGCCAAAACTTAGAACATTCGTACCAGTATTGGTAAGAGGTGAAGAAGGTGAAGGTGTAAAATTTTGGGGCTTTGGTAAAACTGTATATCAAGAGATTCTTGGTTATATGGCGGATCCTGATTATGGTGATATTACCGACCCAAATGAAGGTAGAGATATTACTGTTGAAGTAGTATCAGCTGAAGACAGTGGTACTTCTTACCCTGTAACAACAATCCGTGTTAAACCAAAGGAAACTCCTTTAGCAGCATCTAAAGAAGATACGGATAAGTACTTAGCAAATCAGAAAGAAATTACTGAATTGTATTCTGAATTAACTTATGCAGAATTGAAAAATGTATTAGAAGGTTGGTTAAATCCATCGGCAACTTCTGAGGATGAAAAATCAGCATCAGCTGAAACCCTTTCATCAACGGCTAGTAACGATGAAGAAGCACCATTCGATACAACTCCATCAAAACCAGCGGCAGCACCTTCTAAGAAATTAGATGATGTAGCAGCGGCATTTGATGACCTTTTCAATTAATAAAATAAGTTAATATATGGCGAAAGCAACTAAGGAAATAGACTTAGCGGAAGTACTCGCTGAGTCCCTAAACAAACAAGCAAAAGACCAAAAGGTAGCATTCTTTTTGGACAACAATGACTCCCCTACAAACGTAGAAGGTTGGGTATCAACCGGAGCATCAATGTTGGATGTGGCAATCTCTAATAGACCTTATGGAGGTTTGCCTGTTGGTAGAATTACCGAAATTACTGGATTAGAACAAAGTGGTAAATCATTAGTATCAGCTCACTTACTTGCCGAAACACAAAAGTTAGGTGGTATAGCTGTATTGATTGACACGGAGAATGCAGTAAGTAGAGAATTCTTAGAAGCCATTGGTGTAGATACAACCAAATTACTTTATGTAACAGCTGAGACTGTTGAACAATGTTTTGAATATACCGAAACTATTATTGAAAAGGTAAGAGTTTCATCGAAAGATAGGTATGTAACAATTGTTGTGGATTCAGTAGCAGCAGCATCAACTGAAAAGGAGATGGAAGCTGATTATGGTAAAGATGGTTACGCTACGGATAAAGCAATTATCATTTCCAAAGCAATGCGTAAAATCACAAATCTTATTGGTAGACAGAAAATCACTCTAGTTTTCACAAACCAATTAAGACAGAAGATGAACGCAATGCCATTCTCTGACCCTTGGACAACTTCTGGTGGTAAAGCAATTGCTTTCCATGCATCGGTTCGTTTGAGATTAAAGAGTATGGGAACGATTAAGGCGAAAGAAAATGGTAACGATAGAATCGTAGGTATTAAAGTTCGTTGTCAAGTAGTAAAGAATAGGATGGGACCTCCGTTACGTTCCGCTGATTTCGATATCTTCTTTGACAGGGGAATTGATAACTATGGCGCTTGGTTAGGACTGATGAAGGATAATGGTATCGTAAAACAAAGTGGTGCATGGTATGAATATACTGATATTGATACCGGTGAAATCATTAAGTTTCAATCCAAAGATTTTCCTTCTACATTAGAAACTAATCAGGAAGTAAAAGAACAAATCTACAAAAGGATTTGTGAAGCAACAATTTCACAATACAAAAAAGATTCACTTGATACTGATAGTTTGGTGACAGACTCAGAAGTGATAGGTGACTAATAAAGGTTACAAAACAATATGAAAGACTTATACAAAAAATTACTCAATGAAGTTGAGACAGAACATGAATCAAACGCCCATAGGGTAAGGAATGGTAGAGTTCTTATCATAGATGGACTCAATACCTTCATCCGTAGTTGGACTACTAACCCCATTATGAATGAGGATGGTGAACATACGGGTGGAGTTATTGGTTCATTAAATTCAATCGGATATCAAATCCGTCAATTTAATCCTACTAGAGTTATCCTTACTTTTGATGGTAAGGGTGGTTCTAAGGGCAGGAAAGAATTGTTTGAAGGATATAAAGCGGATAGAGGTAAGAATCGTTTTAGAGTTAATCGTCAGTATCCTGAAATGATGACTCAAGAGGATGAACAAATTTCAATGAAAAGACAATTTGTGTGGTTAGTAGACTTGTTAGATAGTTTACCAATTACTACAATGATATATGATGGTATTGAAGCAGATGATGTAATTGGACACATAGCTAGGCATGTGCTTGGTGAAGATGAAGAATGTTACATCGTTTCTACTGATAAAGATTTTTTACAATTAGTAGATGAAAAGACATTTGTGTTTTCTCCAACTAAAAAGAAACTCTATAATAGAGAGTTAGTAAAAGAAGAATGGGGAATATATCCGCAAAATCTTTTACTATTCAGAACATTGGATGGAGATAATTCAGATAATGTACCTGGAGTAAAAGGATGTGGATTGAAGACCGTTCTTAAAAGATTTCCTGAATTATCGGAAGATAGAGAAATAACTTTTGATGAATTATTTCAAATCTGCGAAGATAAAAGGAAAGAGGCTAAAATCTATGAAGATATACTTGCACAAAAAGATGATGTTTTAAGAAATAGACAACTCATGCAATTGCAAGAACCACATATCAATACAAATACAAAGTTGAAAATTAATGACCGTTTTGCCGAATCAAACAAAAAGTTTGATAAAATGGAATTCATTAAAGCCGCTATGAAGTATAAAATTCTTCAAAATTGGAAAGATATAAACGATTGGCTTAAATCAACTTATACAAATATAATAGTAAAATAATTTGGTGGACTCACTAAATTATCGTATATTTGTAGAACTTTAAAACATAAAATGCAGAGCGAAGATACATTATCAAAAT